GTTAACAAAAAAATAACTCGTGAAATGTTAAGAGAGTTTATTGACAAACTTGCACGTTGTGAAAAACCGCACCAAGTAAAATTTTATAATATCATCGGATATCCAGGTGAGACTTATGACGATTGGGCTGAATTTGTTGATGATATATGTATCGTCGATTCTAAGTTTAGCTATCAAGAAAAGCAAACAAGTATATTGCTACATAGCACACCATTCAGAGCAATGCCGGCAACTCCTCTCGCATGTAAACCTATGTCATATACAAATTATAGGGGATTGATTTCAAAAAAGATGGGGAGCGGTAAATACAAGGGTAATATATTTTATCAGGGAAATGCAATGTGGGCTGTTGAAAGCATGGCGACCGAAAGCTTATGTACAGTAATACAGTCGGCTATAATTTGGCGTGGCACTGAAGCAGATGCGGACAACATTGTAAAGCTGGCGTGCAACAAAAAATTTAAATCAGCAAGTTCTCAGGTGAAGCAAGCTACACTTGAAAAATATTTTGATGTAAAAAAATTATTTGGCGAGTATACGCCAGATACGTTACCGACAAAAAACATAAGAACATATTGCAAGGTTGAAAAAATGTGGTAAAGAAAGGACTGATATCGGCATGACTGAAAAGCAGTATAAGAACGCAATAATCAAAGACATGAAAAACGTCGGAACATACAAAGAAGAGTTTTCAATAGCAGTTAATACGCTCTCCAAAATTATGTTTGATTATCAGGAGACAATTGGGAAGTTTGAAAAAACAGGTGGCAATATAATTATTACGCATACAAACAAGTCCAAGGAAACAAACGTTGTTAAAAATCCTTTCTATTTAGCTATTGAGACACTTAGGGCGCAAATCCTAAAATATTTAAACGAATTGGGATTGACGCCTGCGGGACTTAAAAAAATAAATGACAAGAGCTTAGCAGTGCAAAAGGAAAGTTTATTAGGAAAGGCACTTAGCAGACTTGAGTAAATATCTTGACGTCGTTATGACATATGCTGAAAAGCTTGCAAGTGGCAAGACCAAAGCCAATAAGTACAGAGTGAAAGCTGCTAAGCGATTTCTAAAAGATCTTAAAAATCCGAAATATGAACTCAAAACCAAGGATGCAGATTTCTGCATTACAATTATTGAAACAACAATTTGTCACTTTCAGGGCGAGAAGATTGACGGGACTCCGCTCAAAGGCACACCGTTTCTCCTGACTGATTTTCACAAGTTTATTATTTATAATCTACTTGGATTTTTCCTCAAAGGAACAAATATCAGGAGATTTAATGAAGCTTTTATATATATTCCAAGAAAAAATATTAAGACAACCTTTGCGGGGGCGCTTGCATGGGCCTTGTCGTTACTTAACAGGAGGTCAGGGAGCAAGGTATACATAACATCGGCTGCATTGGCTCAATCGTTAGAGTCTTGGAATTTTATCAAATGGAACATAGTTAATATGGGGGAGTCTGACAACTTCAAAATTATTGACAACAACAATGAACACAGCATATCCGCAGATATGGGGGACGGAAGTTTATTTATCAGGGCACTTGCAGCAAATCCAGATGCACAGGATTCATTCAACTGCAATATCGGCATAGCAGACGAAATGCACGCTTACAAGTCTCCTAAGCAGTACAACATCATCAAAGAGGCCATGAAAGCTTATACAAACAAATTGATGATAGGCATAACAACAGCCGGCGACAATATGAACAGCTTTTGTTATAACAGGTTGTTATATTGCAAAAAGGTCCTTGATGGAACAGTTGAGGATGAAAAGTATTTTATATTCATTTGTGAAGCTGATGCAGATGAGAGCGGAAGTGTTGATTATACAAATCCTATTGTGCACGAGCAAGCAAATCCAGCTTATGGAATATCAATCAGACCGGACGACATTTTAAGCGATAGCTTGCAAGCGCAGAACGACCCGCAACAGCGCAAAGACTTTTATGCAAAGTCTCTTAATGTCTATACGTCGGCAATGAAAGCCTACTTTGACGTTGGAGAATTTCAGCGTTCAGATCGTCAGTATAATTGGACGATGCAAGAGGTCATAGGTCTGGTGTCCCAATGGTACGGTGGATCTGATTTGTCAAAACTTCACGACCTTACTGCTTCGGGATTGGCTGGGCTAATTGGTGATGTTCTTGTTATTATTCCGCACTGTTGGTTCCCGATTGTTAAGGCAACACAAAAAGCGGAAGAAGATAACATACCGCTCTTTGGGTGGAAGGATGAAGGATGGCTTGATATGTCAAACAACCCAACAGTCAATCACGCAGAGGTAGTAAATTGGTATTGTGGAATGAGGGATGCAGGGTTCAAGATTAGACAAGTGGGACATGACAGAAAATTCTGCAGAGAGTATTTTATCGGCATGAAAAAAGCACATTTCAATATTGTCGATCAACCCCAATATTTTTTCAAGAAGTCTGAAGGCTTCAGGTTTATCGAACAAAAAGCCAAAGACGGAAAGCTGTATTATTTTCACGCTGAGCCGTTCGAGTATTGCGTGCAGAATGTCAGGGCAATAGAAAAAACAGATGACATGATACAGTATGAAAAGGTCGAAGAAACATTAAGAATTGACGTATTCGATGCTGCGGTATTCGCGGTAGTCAGAATGCTTGATGATATGGGAAACAATAAGAAGTTGGGTAACTGGTTTGGCTAATAAAGGAATGATATTTATGAGGACAATCCGAGCAGCTAAAACGTGCAGAAAGGAGTTGATCCCAAATATCTCATAGCTGCATATGTGATGCAGCGGCAGTGAAAGGCGGTGATGGAAATAAGAAATCCATTCAAAAAACAAAAGCGTTCTGTTTCTCCTGCTCAGTTTTTTTACCTGGGCGGAAATGAGTCAATATTACCTGGTTACACAAGGTTATCAGACAACGAGGAAATCAAGCGTTGTGTATACAAGATTGCGGATCTTACTTCAAACATGACAATCATGCTCATGCAGAACAATGAGAACGGAGACATAAGGCTAAAAAACGAGCTGTCAAAGAAGATAGACATTAACCCAAACAGTCTCATGTGCCGAAAAACTTTCATACACAAGATAGTTACCGATATGTGTATGAGCGGCAACGCTGTTGTTATACCGAGCTACTCAGGAGAGTTCATTGACAACTTGACAATACTTAACGATTGCTCCTTCACGTGTAAGCCTAACTCATACATGGTGAGACATAACGGCACGGAAATCAATCCGGATGATATTTTACACTTTGTATTAAATCCGCACAAGTATGAATACTTCCGAGGCGTAGGGCTTGCACCACTTGTCATGGGAACAATTAAAAACGTAGCGCAGGCAAATGCAACAAAATCAGGATTCCTACAAAGCAAGTGGAAGCCGTCACTTATCATCAGTATAAACAGCGACAGTGAAGAATTGCAAGACCCTGTAAAGCGTCGAAAGATACTCGAAAACTATACAGAAACCACAGAGACTGGAGAACCTTGGTTAATTCCTGCCGGTGAACTTTCAATTGAAAAGATACAGCCATTGACTTTAAATGACCTTGCAATACAGGACAGCTTAACTCTTGACATTAAATCCATAGCGTGCGCATTTGGAATTCCTCCGTTTATGCTTGGGATTGGAGATTTCAACAAGGAACAATACAACAACTTCATAAGTACAACGATCATGAGCATAGCAACAACCATACAGCAAGAGTTATCAAGAAAACTTCTGTATTCTCCAAACATGTATTTTAAGTTCAATCCTAAGTCATTAATGCAATATAACATTACAGAAAAAGTACAGTTTGTTAAAGAGATGGTGGCAGGAGGCATGCTTAACAGGAACGAGGGAAGAACAGAGTTTGATTACTCGCCTGTTGACAATGATGGTATGAATGAATATGTCGTCCTTGAAAACTACATACCAGTAAGCAAGGTTGGAGATCAAAATAAATTGAAAGGTGGTGAGAACAGTGAATAAGAGACATGCATATTTCAAGTCGGAACTTAAGACGAGATCTGAAACAGATGGAGACAAGTATATCGAGGGATATTTTGCGGTATTCAATCAGGAAACACGAATCTGGGGTGATGAGTATGAAAGAATTGCACCGGGTGCATTTACGTCAAGCTTGGCAAACAACGATATCAGATGCTTGTTTAATCATGAGACAGGCTTTGTCATGGGGCGCATGGCATCAGGAACGCTTGAGCTGAGAGAAGACGCACATGGATTGTGGGGCAGAGTAAAGATCAACCCTGATGATTCACAGGCCATGGATGTATATGCAAGAGTGCAGCGTGGCGATATATCCGGATGTTCATTCGGTTTTTATCCTACCTGTGAAGAATGGGCAAGCCGGCCAGGTGGAGGAACACTATGGACTGTCAAAGAGGCTGATACACACGAAGTATCTATTTGCACATTCCCGGCATATCCCCAAACCGAAATACAGGCACGTCAGGCGTACATTGAACAGAGCAAAAAGAGAACACTCGAGCAGCGTAAAGCTGAAATAAAAAGTAAACTGGAGGCTATGAAAGAACATGCTTAGAAAAATCAAATTAATTGCAGAGCTGAAAAAGAGAAATATTGCTCTTGCGGCACTGCAGGCGCAGAAAACAGATTTTAACACAAGACAGTCAGACCTTGAAAAAGCTTTGAGCGAAGCTGAAACAGAAGACGATATCAATACAGTCAATCAGAGTGTTGACGATCTTAACGCAGAAATTGAAGCGGCTGACGTTGATAACAAGATATCAGCTGAACAGGCCGAAATTGATAAGGTTAACGCGGAGCTTGAAACAATTACAGAACAGCCAGCAAATCCTACTGCACCGCCGGCAAGTAATACAAACGATAATGAGAGAGGTGTACACACTATGAGCATGACAAAAAGAGGCGTTTTCTACAGCACACTTGATACACAGCAGAGAGCGGCGTTTCTTGCCGATAATGAAGTAAAGGCATTCCTTGACCAGACGAGAGCGGCAAAGCAGAACAGAGGCGTTTCAAATGTTTCGTTGACAATCCCGCAGGTATTCTTTGATATACTCAGACCTAATCTTCCTAAGATATCAAAACTTTACAGCCTAGTAAATGTTAAGCCTGTTAAAGGTACGGCAAGGAAAAATATTGCGGGCACATATCCGGAGGCTATATGGACAGAAATGTGTGCAAGTCTTAATGAACTTGAAATTTCGTTCAATCAGGTTGGGATTGACGGATATAAAGTTGGTGGGTTCGTCGCTATTGACAACTCACTTCTTGAAGACAGTGACGAAGCCCTTGCAAGTGAAATCCTCGAATCTCTCTCCGTTGCTATCGCAAAGGCACTTGACAGAGCGATTATTTACGGTACAGGCAAGAGGATGCCGATCGGCCTTGCAACACGTCTTGCGCAGACTTCAGAGCCTGCAGACTGGGATGCAAAAGCACCGGCATGGACTGATCTACATTCATCAAACATTGTAAAACTCAACTCGGCAGAAGCAGCAACAACAGGTGCAACATTCTTCGCAACTCTTTATAGCAAACTGACACTTGCAAAGTCTGATTATGCTACAGGAAATCTCACATGGATAATGAACAAAAAGACACACCAGACGCTTATTACAAAGTCTATTGATTTTGATTCATCTGCAGCTATTGTAGCGTCGGTTAATAACACAATGCCTGTAATAGGTGGCAACATTGTTGAACTTGAAATCATGGCAGACAATGATATTCTTGGTGGTTATTTTGATCTGTACCTCCTTGCAGAACGTCAGGGCGGAGAGTTCGCATATACTGATGTTGTAAGATTCCTCGAAGATCAGACAGTATACAAGGGCACTGCAAGATATGACGGAAAGCCGATATTTGGCGAGGCGTTTGTGCTTATCAATATTAACAACACAAATCCAACAACTACAACAACATTTCCAGGCGACTCCGCAAACGTTAAGCTTGTTTCGCTTTCAGCTCTTACAATCGGTGCAACTCCTGTTACACTCTATCCTCCGTTTGACCCGAATGTTTTAAACTATCACTGTGAGGTGGCAGCACACGCAAACAAGATTACTGCTACAGCACTTTCATCCGATGCAACGGTATCAATTAAGAATGGAACAAACGAAGTAACGTCAGGCAGCAACGCAACGTTCTCGGCAGGAGAAAACACGCTGACTGTAGAAGTAACAAACGGTAACGCTACTAAGCGTACATACACCGTAATTGTTAACGATGTAACCACATAATAAAGAGAGGCTTAAGCCTCTCCCCATTAGGGGGTATGTAAATGCAAACAGTATTAGAAATGCTAAAAGTTGACTTAGGAATAAGCCATCAATCAAGAGACGGTTATCTTAACAACGTAATACAGGGATGCGTTGAAGAACTTAAAGACAAAGGAATAATGCTTGATCTTGAACAAACAGACGATGTGATGCTGCTGTCTGATTATGCGGCGTGGAGATACAGGAAGCGTACAGAAGATGTTCCTCTTGCAAAAAATCTTGATTTACGTATTAAGAATGCAAGAACAAAGGAGCGTGCAAAATGAGTTATGATGATGTGTGTGTCCTGATATCAACGAAAGTAATTACTGACGAAATAGGTCAGCAGATAAAGTCAGCGGAAGAATTGACAGAGATATTTTGTAATATGAAGTCAGCAAGTAGTAATGAATTTTACAGGGCGGCATCAGACAACATCAAAGCAGAAAAAGTCATAGAAACTGACAAAGAAAATTACTCAGGACAACAAGTAGTCGTACATGAGAATGTAAGGTATGCTATATATCGAACATACATAAGACAAGACGGAGTTATCGAACTATATTGTACTCAGAAAGCCGGTGTGTGATGGATAATCTACAAGACTTTATATCACACAGTTTGGCAGAATACGCCGAAGACGTAAAGCAAATAGTAAATGAAGCGGCAAAAAACGTCGGCAAAGAAACTGTAAAAGAGCTGAAAAAAACGTCTCCAAAGCAAACCGGCAATTACACAAAAGGATGGACTAAAAAGGTGCAGAGCAAAGGACTTGGAATTAAAAAAGTCATTGTTTACAATAAAAACGCACCGCACTTAACACATCTGCTTGAATATGGTCACGCCAAGCGTAACGGCGGCAGAGTAGCGGCAAAAGTCCACATCGAACCGGCAGCGGCAAAAGCGGCAGATAACTTTGAACAAACAGTAAGGGAGGAACTGAGCACATGACATTAATAGACGTGTATACAAGATTGCAGACACTTAATATACCAGTCGCCTATATGGCTTTTAAGTCTGCTCAGAGTCCTCCTTACATTGTTTATTATGAAAGCGGAGCAAACTTTCACGGAAGTGACGAAAAGAATTATATCAAAGATATGGCTGTTGTCATTGAGCTGTATTCAGAGTCAAAAGACATGGCACAAGAAAAGCAAATAGAGGATCTATTTTCAGACGTTGAACTCAGCAAAAGCGAGGATGTTTGGATTGAGGATGAACAATTGATTATGGTAACATACGAATTTACAACAATATACAAATAGGAGTGATAACATGGCCCATACAAATACAGATGACAAAAAGAAAATCAGAATAGGCTCGTGCTTAGTTTACATAGTAGAGTTTACTGGAAGTATTCCGGCTGATGCAGACTTTGAAACCGACGCGAACAAACTCGGTGACGTATCGGGAGGAGCAACGTTGGAATATAAGCCGTCGTTTTATACTGCAAAGTCAGACGACGGAACGGCACAGAAAACAGAAATTACAGATGAAGAAGCAACGCTCAAGTTGGGTGTATGCACATGGAACGCAAACACACTTAAGAATCTTGTAACAACAGGAGCGATAACAGAAGCGGGCGGAATCCGCACTCTGAAAGTTGGAGGAAAGAACAATTCTCAAATCCAAAGATATGCAGTTAGGTGTGTGCACAAAGACAAAGCGGATGGTGATTCGAGAGTTACTATAGTCGGCAGCAATACAGCCGGATTCAGCCTTGCGTATGTCAAAGATAAGGAGACTGTAATCAATCCTGAATTTAAGATAGAACCGATGGACACAGACGGAACTCTTATTATGTACTCCGAGGAAATCCTTGGGCTTGGTTCTCTTACATTGACTCTTGCAAAAGGCGGCACAGCAGGTAAGACTAAGGTTAATACGGTTAGCCCTGCAGCAACCGGCACAAACACATATGTATACAAGATTGACTCAGTTGCACAGAGTGTTACATATGATGCAGTGCTTACAACAGGATGGACAACAATAACACCGGGCACTACAGACATTGCAGCTACAGCAGGTCAGGTTATTACAGTAGCTGAGATTGACAGTAGCAACAAGGCAAAAGCAGTCGGAGTTGTTACGGTAATTGACAATATAGCTTAATAATATAACGCCGCTTAAATGCGGCGTTTTAAGGAGGAAAACAGCAATGAAATCACAGGTAGTAGGTAACAACATACAGGTTGATTATAACGGCGATGTGCTGACGGTAATGCCGCCGAAAATGAGAGTGTTAAACAACTTGGTGCAGATGTCAACAGACAGTAGCAAAGCGGTTCAATCGCTTGCAGACGGATTGTCCGTATTACTTAGCAATAATACAGACGATCAGAAAATAAGCCCTGAGCAGGTGCTTGATGATCTTGACGTAGTCGAGGCATCAGAATTGTTCAATGATCTGATGGAGTGGATTGCAAACCTTAAAAAAAAATAAGCATTCCTTTTTATTCAAGCAACGAAGAAAAAAAGACTTATTACACATCTGAGACAATTGAGCTAAAGACAATCTTTGATTACTCCGGCTTAAAGTTTTCAGAGATTGAAGAACTAGACCTTGCAACATACTTAACATATCTCAGAGATGCATTTATTTTTAATTGCAATCAGTCTGAAAAGGGTAGAGAATACCTTGAAAACGCTTGGTATCTTGAACAGACTGACTGTGATAAATCAGAGCTAAGAGAAATGGCCGGGAGGTGAGGACAATAGCAGGAAATAACATCAGAGGAATAACCCTTGAAATAAACGGCGAAACGACGAGACTCGAAAACTCATTAGGCGCAGTTAATAGGCAAGCAAATAGCTTACAGGGCGAACTTAGAGAAGTTGACAGAGCGTTAAGACTTGACCCCTCAAACGTCACGCTGCTTGGCCAAAGAAATGAAATATTAGCACAGCAAGTCTCAAATGCAAGAGAAAAACTGGAGACTTTGCAGCAAGCACAGGAACAAGTTGAGCGACAGTTTGCTAACGGAGATATCGGAGCAGAGCAGTATAGAGCGTTTCAGCGTGAATTAATTGCGTCACAAAGCGAATTAAACAACTTTGAGGAGCAACTTAGACAGAGCAACGATGCAATGTTTAACGCCGGTCAAGCCGCCGAGGAATGCGGTGACTCAATTGCCGGAATAGCAGCAAAAGGCGAAAAAGTAAAAGAAGTAGGGGACAAAATCGCTGGAGTGGGTGAAAAACTCTTGCCATTATCTGCGGCAATTGCAGGCGTGGGAGCGGCATCGTTAGCCGCTTTCGACGAGGTTGACTCAGGTTATGACACTATCATAACCAAAACAGGGGCAACAGGCGAGGCACTTGACAGCTTAACCCAATCAGCAGATAAAGTCTTTTCTGAAATGCCTACCGAAATGGAAGATGTAGGCGTAGCAATCGGAGAAGTCAATACAAGATTTAGCCTGACTGGAGAAGAACTTGAAAACGTATCAAAAGAATTTATACGTTTTGCAGCGATCAATGGCACTGACTTAAATGCAGCAATTGACGGTGTTGATACCGCCATGATGAAATTTAACGTTGACAGTTCAAAAGCAAGTGAAGTTCTCGGACTTATGACAAAGGTTGGTCAAGACACTGGATTGTCGATGGATACTCTGCAGTCAACACTCGCAACTAACGGCGCGACATTAAAAGAGATGGGACTTGACCTGACAGCGTCAACAAATTTACTTGCACAGTTTGAGTCAACTGGTGTTGATGCATCATCGGCACTTGCAGGACTTAAAAAAGCACAACAAAACGCAACCGCAGACGGCAAGACGATGCAAGAGGCGTTAAATGAGACAATAACATCAATAAGAGACACGGCGAACGAAACAGATGCATTGCAGATAGCTACGGACTTGTTTGGCAAAAAAGGCGCAGCAGAAATGACTCAGGCAATCCGAGAGGGTAAATTGTCAATAGATGATTTGTCAACATCATTATCCGACTATAAGGGCGTTGTTACAGATACATTTGAGTCAACACTTGACCCACCGGACCAAGCTAAAATTGCATTTAACAACTTGAAATTGAGCGGTGCACAGCTTGGAGCGTCAATCTTATCATCGTTACAGCCGATATTGTTGAAATTAACAGACAAACTCAAATCATTAACTTCATGGTTTAATGGCTTGTCAGAGTCGCAAAAAGAAACAATAATAAAAGTTGGCGCAGTAGTAGCTGCAATCGGACCGCTGTTGATTGTGATTGGAAAAGTCGTCTCAATTGTCGGTACTTTAATGACAGTCTTGCCAAAGGTTAAAGCCGCTATGATTGCAATAAATGCAGTAATGGCAGCTAACCCAATAGGGATAGTAATTGCCGCAATAGCGGCGTTGGTGGCTATATTTGCGGTGTTGTGGAATAAATGTGACTGGTTCAGAGAGTTATGGATTGGTATGTGGGAAAATATTAAGTCCGACTTTGCAATATTTGTTGATATATTCAAATTTCAGATCGAAATTATAAAAACTGTTTTTGAAGCAGTAAAAAACTTTTTCTCAGACAGGATAGAATCAATAAAAACAATGTTTTCCTTAGTCGGGAATTGGTTTAAAGATACGTTCGGGCCATTGTTCAGCGGGGCAATGGATGGTATCAAGGCGACATTCGGCGCAGTAAAAGACTACTTCTCTAATCAATGGGAAATTATTAAAGGCATTTTCAGCGGCATAATCACCTTTGTCAAAGACGTATTTCGCGGAGACTGGAGCGCAGCTTGGGAAGATATCAAAGGCATATTCAAGGCAATTTGGGATTCCTTTGAGGAAATTGCAAAGAAACCAATCAACGCCGTTATAGGGCTTATAAATGGGCTTATCGGTGGTATTAACAAGTTAGTCGATGGGCTAAACGGTATCAACGTTCAAGTCCCTGACTGGGTGCCTGGTGTTGGGGGAAACAGTGTAGGATTTAGTATACCGTATGTGCCTAACGTTCCATACCTTGCAAAAGGTGGAACATTGCTTCAGGGTTCGGCAGTAGTCGGAGAGGCAGGTCCAGAATTGCTCACAATGTACAATGGCAAAACAATTGTACAGCCGTTGGGTAATGACAAGCTGAGGGCAGTATCAGGAGCGACATATCACATCACAAACGTTATCAAAGTCGAGAAAATCAGCAACGATTTTGACATTACAAGAATAAATGAGCAGCTTGCATTTGAGCAAAAAAAGCAATTGTCTGCAATAGGAGGATAACATGAGCACAATTACATTTAAAGATATAGTATCAAGCGATATTGGCATCATGATTAATCGTGTGGTTGTTCCTCCGTCCTCGGTTGAGGACTATCAGATGATAAGCATACCGGGACGACCTGAACCAATCCGAAGCAACCTGAAAACACGCCAACCCATCATGATAACTGTAGAGGCAACAATCGTCGAGGATAACATGTTACGTCAGATTTACAGTACATTTCAGGGCGTGGGGCAGCTGATTATATCGACGGAACCTGACAAGTATTACAACGCCTCAGCACAGGTGATTACCCCCGACAACATAGCAAGGTATATGAATACAATTACACTCGGGTTTGAGTGCCAACCGTTTGCATATGCAGTTGATAATGACCCCGTTGATGTAGAAGTAGAGGGATTTAATGATGCATCAATCGAGATAGGCGGCAGTTATTACTGTCAGCCGATTTATCGGATTACAGGCAGTGGTGATATTACGTTGAGAGTAAACGGTGCAAGTCCGCTCACGCTGTACAATGTTGACGGATATGTCACAGTAGATACAACAACTATGATGTGTCACAAAAGCGGAGTACATGTTACCAGTTCGGGTAAATTACCGTTTATGTCTCCAGGCACAAATATGATTTCATGGAGTAGCAACGTTACAAAAATGGAAGTAACTAAGAATGAGAGGTGGTTGTAATGAGCATATCAGGCGAGGGAACGATATTAGACCCATTTATGGTGCACACAGCGTTGGAATTAAGAGAAGCACTTACACTGTTGGATGGTTCGTATGTAAAGATGGCAAATAACATTGACTGCAATGACGATTGCAGGCGATGGAATACTCTTGACGTTAAGGCGTCATATCTGCTGATGGACAACAAAGATTTACTAAACATTTATGCAACTGATGGAGTTATCGTGTTAAACAAAACGAACGGACTTTTTAAAATCCAGAACGGCAGAATATTAAATCTGACGTTGATTAACAGTGTTTTTAATGTAAGTAATTATAGTAATACCGGCACTGATACAGACAGGTACAACAACGTTTTATATGACGTTGCTATAAAAACGACAATAACAGGATGCGGAAGTCAAAACTATATTTTTAATAGAGGCACGTATTTGGACTATTGCAACGTTGAAATTGTAAAGTCAACGTTGCCTAACAGTTCTCATCATGTTTTTTATGGTAACACCGTCACCAACTGTGGCGCATTGTTTAATGACTCAAAACTCGTTGCTAATACAAATAATCAAGACGCAGCGGGACAGACCTACCCGTTCGGTATTTCAGGTAATTTCAGAAATTCACGTGTGGAAGCCAAAACAGACATTGAATGCGCATCAGGTAGTTATGCACTCGGATCGAGTTCAAGTGCAGTTAATTCAGTTTTTGAACTAAAAGGCAATCCGAATCATCAATTTAGTTATCTTTCCGCAAGCTCGTCGGGTGTAAATCCATTTAACGCCGGCGAAATGACGATAAAAAGCCCGAGAACATCAGAAATACCGTGCTCAACTGCACAGATGAGAAATTCAGCGTATTTAAACAGCATAGGGTTTGTAAACACAAGGGCGGTGTAGTGGATGGCTACATGGTACTGCAATGACGTAGGGTTGCCGTATATTGATGGTTGGAAAAGTACAGATTACGCAGGAGCAGAACCGTATATGTTGTGGCAGTGTAAAGATGATGCATTACCATATAAGCAAGTGTGGAGAGAGATACCCGAAGTAGTTGAACCTTACCCTGCGTTAATTTGGGTGTGCAACGATGTGGAATTGCCATACAAGTCAATGTGGCGTTCTACAATCTATCATGTGCCCGAAACCGAGCAAGACGAGTACATAACAGTACACGACATGTCTACACCACAGGATGGATTTGATAATAACGGCTTAGCAATACTTGACCCGACAATGTGTGAAATTACTGAGGAGTTAAACGGAGCGTATGAGCTTACATTAACTCACCCGATTGACGACACAGGCAAGTGGAAGCACTTGCTTGAACTCAATATAATCAAGGCGAGAGGGCAACTGTTTAGGACATATCACAAGTCAACAAAACTAAACAGCGACGGCAGCAGAGAACGCACGGTGTATGCAAGACATATCTTTTATGATCTTAATGGCAGATTGTTAGAGGACTCCAGACCAAAGGACAAAAACGGCCACGATTTTATCGACTACATCATGAATGATACGTTTGACAGCGATCCTGAGGGGCATTACACAGCGTATGATTATACTTATACATCAGACATAACAGAGACAGCAACATCATATTTCCAAGGCGTGTCTCCAGTCGCTGCCCTGATCGGTGAGGATAACTGCTTTATCAACAGACTGGGCGGCGAACTGCTGAGAGACAACTTTTATTTTAGTATAAATCAGAGGTGCGAGAGCAGCACAGACCATGCCGAAGCAATTTCTTATAGCGTTGACATGTTGGAAGTCGAAGAAACTATTGATTACACTGACTTGTGCACATATCTTAAGTGTTATGACAATTTCGGGAATGGCTATTTTGTGTCTTATGTTCCGACAGTCAGGCTAGCGCACGATATATGCAAAGAGGTAAGATTTAATTATGAGACGGTTGACATGGGGCAACTGAGGAAAGACGGTCAAGCATACTTTGATAGCGTATGCGTTCCGCACGTGAGCTATACAGTCGTATTTGCAAATCTTAAAAATGTTGAACTGTACAAAGATTTTATCAATCTGCAAAAATACAACGTCGGAGACACTGTTAATATACACTGTGAGGAACTCAACATAACAACAAATCAAAAGATAATCAAAAAGACTATTGATGCGATAAGCGGAGATACAATATCTATTGAGCTTGGAGACAGCCGCAGTAGTTTGACTCGTAGAGATAAGTTCGGGCAGACGATAGCGAAGAACACGGCCGAGCACAAAGAAAACATTGCCTTGAAAGAAGAATTAAGGCTTACAAAGTTGAAGTTGATGAGGACATGGGGCGATGCAGACTATTTCACATGGAAAGAGACAGAACAGTTTACGTGGGGAGAGGTTGAAAGAGTATGACAACAACAGATTTTTTAGGCTTTGAAAAGCCGTCAAAGGACGACCGGATAAAAATTGACGTCCTTAACGACAATACGGACAAAATTGATAATCACTTTAAGCGAAACAGCATTGTATTATCAAAAACAGGTAAAAACATCAGCGTTGATGCAACAGGACCGTATTACACAGTTACAAACAATACCGAGGACTCAGTACAGGTATTGCTTGAGGGGACAATGAGCATAATTTTAGACCCGGGCGAAACGCAAAAAGCGGTGAAAAATACTGCTGAAGTATTTAATCTGACGGCTTCATGTGACTCTGATATTACTGTTACATATTTTCAGCGCAACAAAGATTATATTGATAATTCGCTTACAACAAATCTATCGAACTACTATGACAAGGATAATTCTGACGGACGATATTTAAAGCTGTCAGACTTCGGAGCTGCACGTAACGAAGAAAGCAGTAGTGTATGCAGTGTAGACATGCCGCTGAAATACACAGCATACGGTAACGATGTTGAGCAGTACAAGGTGTACGGAAAGACCAGTCAGGCGGCAAATCCGTCACCTGACTTTCCGAAGGACGTAAACGGTGTGGGAAATTTAGTTACAGACCCCGTCTCGGAGCATTACGGTCAGTACGAAATACCAATCGTTTGCAACGGAACCACATACAACGTTTATTTGGATAAACCGCTGTACGAGACAAACAGTGTCAGAGATTACATTGACTATGCCAAGCAAAAAGTAATACGCAAAACAGGAGTCATAACATATGACGGCAGTAGTGATGAAAACTGGGTAAGTGCAGAATATCAGGCAACATATAGTATTGACGCCGCAGCCCCGGTTGTGGACACAACAGACCAAAATTTTATAGGCCATATGTACTGCGATAAATTAACGTCGTCGGCCGGTGTAGCAATACTTCCAAATAGAATTGCTATCACAAACAGTAAAATAACTGTGCACTTTGACAGTAGCCTAACATCCGTAGAATTGTTTGTTGCATATCTTCAGTCGAATCCAATCACAGTTTATTTTCCTCTTGCTGAAACAATTGAGGAAAATGTTGTATTGCCAGATTTACCATCGATACAGGGCGAAAATCAATTATATGTTGATACAGATATATTGCCTTCAATCGTGTCGGTATCAGCTGCACTTCAGTATTTTTCGCCCCGAGAAATGTATGAGAGTTTTCCAAGCAAAACCGAGTGCGACAATAATTTTGCCGCAAAAACGCATAGTCATAATTATGCAGGGGCTGACAGTGCCGGCGGTTCTGCAACTTCAGCAAAGAAACTAGATAATACAACTGCAATAGGCAGTGCAACACAACCTGTTTATTTTAATTCAGATGGCGCTCCTATTCCAACAAGCTATACAGTTGAAAAATCAGTACCGTCAGATGCAAAATTTACTGACACAACTTATGGCGTTGCAACAACATCTACGAATGGTCTGCTGTCGAGTACAGATAAAAAGAAAATAAACATCGCAGAACCACAGTTCGCATACTGCACAGTGAATTCATCAAGCACAGGCTACTACAAAATTACTATTAACAACGCATCAGCGTGGATGATGAGTTTTGATGTCCGTATTTATCATTGGTATCACTGTTATAACCTATGTGTGTCGGGCTATAATTATGGTGAAAACCACTGGAGTAGCCCGAAGGCTATCACAACATCAAGTACTTCTCCTACCAAATACACGCCAGTAACGTTTGGATATAATTCAGACGGTAAATTGTGGTTTGCGGTTCCTGCTGCACCGTATACTGGTATATTGATAAATGACATGAATCAAGGCTTTAACGCCCCAATTAATGATTTTTCTGGATTATTTACCGTTGAAAAAGTAACGGGATTGACGGGAACGACACAAACTACGATAAATGCATATCGCCCTGTTTATGCACACGAAGGTTTAGTTGTCACTACAGTT